ATTATAATTAGATTCTTGTCTAGTTTGATTATAATTAGATGGTTGATTATAATTAGATTCTTGTCTAGTTTGATTATAATTAGATGGTTGATTATAATTAGATTCTTGTCTAGTTTGATTATAATTAATTGATTGGTTATAATTAGGTAATTGGTTATAATTAGGTAATTGATTATAATTAGATTCTTGATTATAATTAGATTCTTGATTAATTTGGTTATAATTAGTATTTTTATTAATTTTATGCGTTATAAGATTATTTATAATATTGTTTAAATATGAAAAATCTCTTAATTTATAAGTTTCATATTTTGGTTCATTAAGTATAAATCTATTATTATAATTTATATATTTTATAGTTTTACTATAATTAAATAAATAATTAAACAAAGTTTTAATTCTGGATTTTTTATGATAAATAATATTATTATTTTCATCAATTTTAATATTCTTGAAAACTAAATTAACTTTAGCATGAAATAATTTATGGAATGTTTCATTGATATTATGTGGTTTATCATCAATTTCATTAGATAAAATTTCAAAATCTTTAAGCATCTTAGTTATTATTTTTTCAAAAATAATATAATCAAACTGGTTATTATTTTTTAATTCTAATAAGAAAGATTCAATATAATATCCTAATTTCAAAAAATTTTTAGAAATACTTTTGGAAATTTCAGATCTTTCTGCAAATTTGAAATATTTTTGTAATCCAGACATTATTGCTACTAAAATACTAAAACAAGCAATAGTTATTTTACTATTAGAAGTTGAATGAAAATAATTATTATTATCTTCAATTTCAATAGTTTGCATAGTAGCAATGGTACCTAAAATAGAAGTAAATATAATAAGTGGAAATGAAATAAGATTATTTAAGAAGCAATGGTAATTATGATATTGATTGTAAATAAAACTATAAACATCACATTTAATAGCAATATAAATCAATTGATAAAGTATAGTATTTTTATCTGTATCTAATAAATCGACATTTTCAATTGTCATTAACATATTTTTATATTTAGTGTGAAATTAGATATTTGTAATTTTGCTTACTAAAAATGTAAAAAAAATATAAAAAATGATAGAATGTACATAGAAAATTATACACAATGCCGTTGTATGGAACCCACGAACAAAGATATATGAGTGAAATTTTCAGTAATTTCATAGAAGCCAAAAATAAAATAGTTTTTCAAAAAGATAATGAAAAAATAATAGATGGAATAAATAGAATTGCAAATAAATATTTTGAAAAGTATAATATTAATCAGTTAGAAGAAAAATTAAATAAAAAAAATAAAATAGTTGATTTCTTGGAAGATTGTTATGAAAATGAATGTTTTCTTGTAAAAGAAGGTCATACTATATATGAAGAAGATATATATGAAAAAATATTGGAATTAAATGAATTAGATAAATTAGAAAAAAGTAATAATGAGATATATCATATGGATTCTTATTCATTTAAATTAGAAAACAATAAATATAGATGTTGGATATATAAAAAGGAAATAATGGAATATATAGATATATATTTATTTAAAATATCTGGTATTAAAAAAGCAATAAATTTTCATAATATAAATGTTGGTGTAAATTTAGCTTTATTACGAAAATCAAACATTATTTCCTTGGTTGAATTAAAAACAATTAAAAGTAAAATTTTGGAAATGGAGAATAAAGAATATTCTTATATGGAATTAATAAGAAAATTAAAGTTGATTATAAATACTACATTAAAAAAAAAGAAAATAGTTAGTAATTACAATCTTTTTGTTAAAGAAAAAATGTTTGAATTAAAAAATAAAATTCCAAATAGCAAAGAAAGATTGAAAAAATGTGCAGAACTTTGGAATGAACAAAAATAATTAAATATTATAATCTATATTGTTTTTATTATTGTAAAAAAATGAATTATGTATATTTATATACACAATGTCATTGTATAGAACTTACGAACAAAGATATATGGAAAGTGCTTTTCAGAAATTTCCGAAAAATAAAAACATAATAATAGATGGAATTGATAAAATAACAAATACATATTATAAAAGTTTCAGTATTATTAAATTAAAAAAAAAATTTAATAGAAATAAAAAATTGTTTGATTTTTTATTGGATAGTTATAATAAATGTATTGTTGTAAAAGATCATGAAGAAATATATGAAGAAATAGAAGAATTAAATGAATTAGATAAATTAAAAAAAAGTGATAATGAAATATATCATATGGATTCATATTCATATCAATTTGATAAAAATAAATATAGATGTTGGGTATATAAAAAGGAAATATTGGAATATATAGATATATGTATATATAAAATGACAGCTATAAATAAAGCAATAAATCTACATAATATAAATGTAGGTATAACTTTAGCTTTTTTACGAAATAATGATTAATAATTTTTAATTAGTAATTCATATACTTTAGATTCAGGATTTTTAGGATTAATAGAACGTTTAGCTAAAATTTTTGTAATATTATAAGATTTAAATATTTTTTTTAATTCTTTTACATTTGAATTACTCATTATAAATTTATTTTTCATATTAAAAATAATATTAAATAAAGCATTATGATCTTCTAATTTAAAACTATCTAAAGTATAATTAACAAATGAAATAGATTTTTCAGGATAATATGGTGGATCTAGATAAACAAAATCATCTTTTTTAATATTAACCAAACTTTTTGTAAAAGGCAAATTAATAAAATTAACTTTTTGAATTAATTTACTAAATTTTATTAAATGTTCATAATTAATTATTTCAGGATTATCATAATGACCATAAGATACATTAAATCCTTTATCACTTTCTCTAAACATACCACGAAAACACGTTTTATTTAAAAATAAAAATAATTCTGGTGTATTATTCTTATTGTATTTACTACGCATTTGATAATAAAATAATTCTTTATTATCAGTTTTTTTATATTTTTTAATTATTTTCATAATTTTAGTATAAAATGATTCAGGATTAGATTGTATTGATTTGTAAAAATCAATTAATGTTTTGTTAAGATCATAAACATAAATATTTCCTTTAATAATAATATCTTTTTGTTGTAATAAATTAATTAAAACAGAACCACCTCCTATAAAAGGTTCATAATAATTATTTATTTTTTTAGGGAATTTGCTAATAATTTTATCAATAATTTGTGTTTTTCCACCTAACCACTTTAATAATGGTTTAACTGGTTCTTCCATTTTAACTTTTAAGCATGTTTTTTACGAAAAAATGATAAAATTTTTAAATAGTGATAAAATGATTTGTTATAACAAAGAGTTATTGAATGATATTCGTAGTTATCATAAAACAAAAAAGAAAATTTTAAATATTTATAAAAATAATGGATTTATAGATAATAATAATTATAATAATGATAATAATTTATATACAACTATTCAAAATGATTTAAGTTCATATTTTAATGATGATTTAGCCTATATGTATTGTTTATCATTAAACAATATGTTAAGATTAAAACGATTATATGTAGTTAAAATTAGAAAAAATTTATTTGATATAATTATAAATTTTCATTTTAATTTCAATAATGATATAAAATCATCAATAAATAGATATATTGGTTGTATGACAATTGATGAAAGATTAGAGTTTATAAATCAAAAATCTATATAGTTTTCAAATAATTTATTTTATTATTAAATGAACATCTAGCACAATAATAATATTTTTTAATATGACAACAATATAATATATTTTTTTATTATTATATTGTTGTGTCATATAATATATTTTATGTTGATAACATTTAGTAGGATTATTAATACCATATAATGCAATATTATAACAATTAGGATGGTCACAATACATTATTATATGTATAATGTAATTATCATTTTTATATTTAAGGAAATAAATAAAATATAAATTAGATAATGATAAATAGAGAAAAAGCTTTAAAATTTTTAAAAGAAGCAGATTTTAAAGCAAAGTTATTTTCAAAAGACAAAAAACGTAAAGTTGGTGCAATAATATTAGAAGATAAAACTTTAATTCAATTAAGTTGTGGATATAATGGATTACCAAGAAAGTTAAAAGAAACAAAGAAAAGATGGTTAAAAGAAAATAAAGATTTATATGTAATACATGCTGAAACAAATGCTATTGTTCAGGCATCAAGAACAAACAGTAATATAAATAATAGTATAATGATTTGTAACCGTTTTCCATGTCATAATTGTTGTTTAAATATAATTCAAGCAGGTATAAAAATATTAGTAACAATAGAACCAGAATGGAATAATTTAAGTTCAAAATGGAAAAAATCATTTTTTGCTTCAAAAGAAATGTTAGATGAATTAAAGATTAAGATAATTTTTTTTAAAGAAAGTGATTTATTTTAATTTATATTCTTCTTTCCAAATTTTAGAAGCAATAGTTATCATATTATTAGTTTGATATTTTTCATAAAATAATTGAGGATTATTATTTTTTTCATTTTTTAATTTGGTAAAAATTTCATTCATTGATTTCCGATAATATGTAATACTATTTTTTTTTGTATGGAATCTTTCTTCGATATTATTATCTTCTAATATATTTTTAATTTTAATAAATTCAGTTAATTCTAATTCTTTACTAAAAATATTAATTAATTTATTATATGTAATTTTAGTTTTTTTTACATCTTTATCACCTGGTTGAATTTTTAATTTATTAGTTAATTTATTAGTTAAAGTGTTAATAAGAGTATTATATTCATCATCTGCCATATAGTAAAAAAATATATTAAATCATTTTTTTTAAAATATTTAATTATTAAATATGACTGAAAAAAAAGATTCAATTGAAATTAAAACAGATGAAGTTAAAATAAATGAAATAAAAACAAATTTAAATATTCATCAAAAATTATTAATTGAAGATTATTTAGATAAATCATTTATAATGTCAATATTATGTGAAGAAACAAAGAATTATTATTATAATATAAGAAATATGTTACAATTACCAACAATAATATTACCATCAATATTATGTGTATTTAATGCAGCAAATGGAAGTATTCCTTTAGAAAAACATTATATATTAATATCAATAAATATTGTATTAAATGCAATAATAGCTTTATTTGTTGGATTACAATCTATATTTCAGATAAATGATAAATATAATCAATTTCAAATAATAACAAATAAATTTACAAAATTAGAGCATTATATTGAAACAACAACAACAAATACACCAGAAAGTTTAGATTCATTATTTGTAGTAGATATAATAAAATCATATGATAATTTAATAGATGATATTGATTATACATTTCCGGGATTTTTAAAGAATAAAGTAAAAGAAAAATATAAAGGTTCAAGAACAATGCCAAATATTTTAAATGGTGATAAAAAACCAAGATTATTAATTAATAATAATCGAAACTAAAAAATGATAATAGAAAATTTATATTCATAATGAACGTAAATAAAGAAGTTTTAGATATTATAGATTTTATAGATAAATTTATAATTGATTATCGTAATACACCTTTAAAAAAAAGAATAACATCAATATCATATAGATTAGCTGTATCAAAATATTTAAGTATTGAATATAAATTAAATACTAAAATAAATACAAAAACAGAAGATACAGTTAATGAAATTATAAAAAATATAAAAGATTCTCCAGTTAAGAAAAATTTAGAAATAAAAAAAGATTTACTAGTTCAGAAAAGTTTAGAAATAAAAAAAGATTTACCAGTTCAGAAAAGTTTAGAAATAAAAAAAGATTCTAGTAAAAAAGTAATTTCAAAAAAAAAGAATGAAATTGAAATAAAATTACCATTAGAAAATACAAATACAAGTGATGTAGTTGTTACAAAAAAGAAAATAAAAAAATATAAATTGGATAAATTAAGTGATGATGATTAAATCATATAAAAGTTATATATTAAAATAATAATATATATGTCAATTTATAAAAAAAAACACAATCATTTTATTGAAGAAGCTATAAAAGAAGCTAAAAAATCTTTAATGAACCAAAAACATGGTTGTGTAATAGTTCATAATAATACTATAATATCTCGTGGATATAATTATAGAATATATAAATGTCAAAAGACCCATATAAAATATAGTGTTCATGCAGAGGAATCAGCAATAAGTAAATTATCATTTAGAAATATAAAAAACTACAACATGTATGTAGTAAGAATACATGATAATGATTTAAGAATTTCATTACCATGTAATAAATGTATGAATTTAATAAATAATTTTAAATATATAAAGAATATTTTTTATTCTTTGGAAGAATTAAATTATTGTCCAGTAATAGATGTAGAAGACACAGATTGTTCTGATGGATCAATCTAAATATAAATCAGCATAATATATATACATTTTCATAGCTTCTTCTTTAGTTGTACCTTTAATACTATTCCAAGCATCCCATAAAGCTCTTTTTTCAAATTGATATATATAAGGTTGTGATGTATTACAATCTCCAATTGTTGATTGTTTATAATATTTGTAAAAATTTAATTTTACATTATTTTCAATAGTAATTGAAGGATTTGCAGTAGAATTACGAATTTTTTCCGATTTTAAATTAAATTCAGTTTCTAAATCTGTCATATTATATAAAAATAGTATATATATCTTTATATAAAAATGTCATTAAAAAAGTTTGAAGAATTTATGTTATCAGAAGAATTTATAGATTTTCATGAATATTTTATTTCAAGTAGAAATAATAAATATAAATTTAAAAAAAATAAGTTTGAAATAACAATAGAATATTTTAAACATTTAAAGAAAGTTAAAATTTTAAAAAAAGATTTAAAAAATTTTGAAGTTATATTTATTAAGCATGATATTGCTATAGTTCCTAAAGAACGACCAATGTTTAATTATTATACATATAATGATAAAGTAAATGAAATAGAATCAAATGAAAATATAAAATATAATAGTGATACATCACCATCATTATCAGATGATGAATATAATTCATATATAAGTTATTCAATAAATATATCTAAAAATTTAGGTATTCCATATATGTTTAAAAGAATAAATAATTATTTGTATAATGATGAAGAAAATGATGAAGATGATATAGAATATGAATATGATACATTAGATATTAATGAAAGTGATAATTCAGAGATAGATGAATTATAATTTTATTTTGTGTATTAATAATAAAAGGATGCATACCTATACAATTATGGGTTCTGGGATTGGTTATTCGGGTGGAAACTATAAAAATGAGGTTCCAAGTTTAGCTGCAAAGAAAGCGGCTAAAGCTTTATTTAAAAAATTAACATTGCCAAAATTTCGTAAATATAAAAATAAAACATCAATAAAGTTTGTATTAAGAATGAGAGATCGTCATGGACCAGGTAAAACATTTTCATATGTAGCAACATGTAAAAAATTAAAGAATCCAGTAGTAGTAAAACGTGGTGATGCTGAATATACTATTAAATATCAATATTTTGCAGAACCTTGTAAATTAAATTCAACAGAAGTAAAAACAATGACAGGTGGTGAATTAGCATTAGTTGGTGGTAAATTAACATTTACCGGTAAAAAACTTTTACGTGGTGGTTATGATGAGGATGAAATTAATGAGGAAGATGAACAGTTTGAAGATGGTGGTGAAGATGGTGAAGGTGGTGAAGGTGGTGAAGATGAACAGTTTGAAGATGGTGGTGAAGATGGTGGTGAAGATGGTGGTGAAGATGGTGGTGAAGGTGGTGAAGATGTTGAAGGTGGTGAAGGTGGTGAAGGTGGTGTTAAAGAAGTAACAAGTCAAGATGGTGGTGGTAAAAAGAAATCCAAAGCTAAAAAAGCACCAGCTAAAAAAGCTCCAGCTAAGAAAGCTCCAGCTAAGAAAGCTTCAAAAGCCAAGAAATAAATTATTTATTTGAAGGGATATAAGTATCCCATATATTTTTTATATCATCATTAACATTACGTTTAGGTTGAACAACTTTTTTAGGAAATCTATTTTTAATTTCTATCATTAAATTTTTACTAAGATTTTTAATTTTTTCAAAATTTTCAATATCAAGAGAATTCCATTCAATATCTTTATGTCTTAATAAATATACAGTTCCCCATAATATTCCTAATCTTTTTTTACGAATAGTAGATTTCCAATTAATACAAAATAATTTATAAATAATATTAATACTAGGTGATTGTGTAAGTTGTAATATTATATTCCATAAGAACCATATACAATCAGAATCTTTAGTTTTATTATTTTCAATATAAATATTTTTACGACTAATATATTCAATACATAAACGTATTTTATTACTTAATACAAATAATTCAGAAGAATCTGGATCTAATTGTTGTGCTTTTTCATAATATTTAATAAAACACATTGTAATTTTACATGCAACCGGATATGAATCAGATGTTCTAAGTGGTAATATATTATCAAAAGAAGAAATATATTGATGTTTTAAAGTATCTTCCAATTCATTAATAACTTGTGATCTTAAACTTTTCATATTAATAAGAGTATTTTCATTAATTAATTTACATAAAGAACACATTTTAGAACATAAAACTAAAACATCATCAACTCTCATAGTTTCATTTGTAATAAATTGATAAGTAGAATTAACAATATCAAACCATCTTTTAGCATGTTCAAATTCCATATTTAAACCAATAAAATTGCAAATTTCAATAAAATCATTTTCGATTTCGTTAATTCTTTCATCATTCATATGTAAAATTAAACAAACATGTTCTAAAGATTGTTGTATATTACCATTTTTAATATATTTAACTAACATCTTATTTATTTATTTTACAATTTTCAATATTGTTCTAACACATTAGAATAAGAACCACCTCTAACATTTTCAATACCATAATAATTCATATATTCAATAACAGTATTATTTAACATTTCAAAATTATAATTGTAAGATATTGATAATATTTTTAAAGGTTTAAATAAATTCATCCATTCTATATTATATTTATTATATAGATGTTCATTAAAAATTTCAGTTAAATTATTGGATAATCCTAAATAATATTTATTATTCTGTAATTTAACAACAAAAAGAATGGAAGTCATTATTTATTTAAAAATAATAATTAAAAATCATCAGAAACTTCAATTTTATCTGGAATAGCACTTTTTCCAGAATCAATATTAATACTACCTAATTGATATTCAGATACTTTAGCATCAAAAAAGTTAGTTTTACCATCAACATCACTATATTGTGTAAAATGAAAAGGATTAGCTTTATTATATAATTTATCATAACCTAACATTGATAAAACTCTATCAGCAATATAACAAATATATTCTTTCATAAGGTCACTATTCATACCAATAAGACTAACTGGTAATGATTCACTAATAAATCTGTATTCAATATCAACGGCTTCTTTAAACATATTATGAACAATATTTTCTGGAACACGATTATCAATATATTGATATAACATACAAGCAAATTCAGTATGTAATGATTCATCACGACTAATTAAAGCATTTGCAAAACTTAATCCCGGTAATAATCCACGTTCTTTTAACCAAAAAATAGCACAAAATGATGCAGAAAAGAAAACACCTTCAACAATAGAAAATGCAATTAATCTTTGTGCAAAAGAAACATTACTATTATCAATCCATTTTAAACCCCAATCAGCTTTTTCTTTAATTGCGGGAAAATTATCAATAGCTTTAAATAAATTAGTTTTTTCTTTATCATCTTTACAATAAGTATCAATTAATAAACTATATGTTTCAGAATGAACAGCTTCAATAGCAATTTGGAAAGCATAAAAATTTTTAGCTTCTGGAATATTAATATCTTGTAAAAATCTAGTTCCTAAATTTTCCATAACAATACCATCACTGCCAGCAAAAAACGCTAAAATGTGATTAACAAAATATTTTTCATTTTGATTCATATTATCTAAATGTTTTAAATCTTCTGCAAAATTAATTTCATCTGCGACCCAATAAACAGAAGAAGCTTTCTTATACATTTGAAACATATCTGGATATTTTATTGGAAACAAAACATATCTTTCTGAAGCACTAACATCTTGTAAGATAGGTTCATTTTTATCATGAATATTAGAATGATAAATAGTATCAAATGACATATTTAATATAATTAAATATATTTTTATATATAAATTGATATGTTAATTTATAATATTCAAGACATTTTTAATTCTTGGAAAGCAATAATAAATAATCAAATAATACAAGGTATGAAATATATAGAAAAGTATATAAAGGTTTATTTAAAATAGTTAAATATAGTTATTTTTCTATATTATTTTGGGGGAATCGCATCCGTAGCATAGTTGGTTAATGCGTTGGTCTTATGAGCCAAAGATCCAGGGTTCGAGTCCCTGCGGATGCAATAAAATCCTCCTCTAAAATAATATTTATTTAAAATAAAATGGAAAATTGTGAAAATTTAGTAAATAAATTAGAATATATTCCAGTTGAATGTATTTGTGTTTTAACTAATGATGAATTAGTTTGGAAAAAATCAACTGGAAAAAAACCAATAGTTGGTGATATTACTAATAAATTAGTAAATATAAATTTAAATGATTATTTTAAGGATAAATATATAAAAATACCTAAAAAAAAATGGGATTTTTCAGTTAAACTTAATATCCATAGTTATATTTATTATAATAAATCCGTTTATAAATTAGCAATTTTGAAAGATTTTACTAATAATTATGTTTTTGTTGATAGAAATATAAATTTAATAAAAGAATGTATTAAAAAATTTAAAAATAGTTCAAGTTATACTGCTAAATTAACACATACTCCTAGTTCAAATTCAAGTTATGTAGTTCCAAGTAGTTCTTTATCAGCTAAAAATCAAAGTTCAAAAAATATTACATTTTATAAAACAAATTTAGAATGGAGTATTTTATCTGGAAATAAAAATGCCGTTACATTATTAGAACAAAAAATAAAAGAAGAAAAAAAATTAACAATTGATGAATATAATAAATTGAAAGATACAGATAAAATAGATTGGGATAATTTGTCTTTAAATGAAAATGCAATTAAATTACTAGAAGAAAATAAAAATAAAATTGAATGGGCTTTATTATCTATGAATAAAGGTGCAATTAAATTAATAAAAGAAAAAATAGAAAAAGAAAGTAAATTATCAGATGATGAATATAATAAATTAAAAATTTCTGATAAAATTGATTGGAGCATGTTATCTGGAAATCTAAATGCAATTGATTTATTAAAACAAAATTTGAATAAAATAAATTGGGATGTGTTATCTAGTAATCCAAATGCGATCGAATTATTAAAAAATAAAATAGAATTTAATAAAACACAAAAAGCAAATTTACAGTATCATCAAGAAATAAATTGGGAAAAATTGTCTGGAAATGAAAATGCAATTGATTTATTAAAAACAAATTTAACAAAAATAAATTGGAAAGTATTATCTCAAAATAAAAATGGAATTAAATTACTGGAAGAAAATCTACATGAAATAAGATGGGAAGAGTTATGTCAAAATGAAAATGCAATAAAGTTACTTGAAGAAAATAAAGATAAAATTAATTGGGCTTTATTATCTATGAATAAAAGTGCAGTTAAATTAATAGAAGAAAAAATAAAAGAAGAAAATAAATTATCTGATGATGAATATAATAAATTAAAATTTTTTGATAAAATAGATTGGAATTTGTTATCTGGTAATCCAAATGCAATAAAGTTACTTGAAGAAAATAAAGATAAAATTAATTGGGATATATTATCCAAAAATAAAAATGCAATTGAATTATTAAAAAAAAATCCAGAAAAAATAAGTTGGGATTATTTGTCTGAAAATGAAAATGTATTAAAATTATTTTATGATAATCTAAATTCAAGTTCAAATTCAGATAAAAAAGCTGGTATAACACCGCCTAATCAAAGTCCAAGAAAACAAAGTCCAGGAAATAAAAGTCCAATGGGTGCTAAACAAAGTCCAGGAAATAAAAGTCCAATGGGTGCTAAACAAAGTCCGGGAAATAAAAGTCCAATGGGTACTAAACAAAGTCCAGGAAATAAAAGTCCAATGGGTACTAAACAAAGTCCAGGAAATAAAAGTCCAATGGGTGTTAAACAAAGTCCGGGAAATAAAAGTCCAATGGGTACTAAACAAAGTCCAGGAAATAAAAGTCCAATGGGTACTAAACTTTTTACAACATTTGCCGATAGTATTATTGATAATATTTCAAATTATACTAATATAAATATAAATAAATCAATTAAATCAATTGTTGATAATATATATAATAATAATACTGATGTTTTTATTAATAATTTAGAATCATTAATTTCAGAATCTAAAATTGAAATTTTTAATGATAATATAAAGAACTGTTTTATTAAATTGAAAAAAGATTTAGATAAAATAAATAGTGAAAATTCATGGTTAGAATTAAAAAAAGTTGATTATAAAAATATATTATCATTATTTGAAATAATTGGTTACATTAATACAGATGTTAAATTAAATATAAATATATTAGGTTATGATGATGTATTTATAAAGTCTATACCTAGTGAAAAAACTTTAATGGAATATTCAGAAACTTATATGAAATTAGATAATGATTTACCTTTTAATAATACAATATTACCAAATTTAGATTATCTAGATTTTAATACTTATCATTTATATCCAAATAATTCAACTACAAGAAAAGACATATTATTAAAATCACTTTTTAACAGAATTCATAAATTGAAAATATCTGGAATAAATAAATATTTTTTTAGTAATAATTATTCAGAAGAAAAAACTATTTTACGAGAAATAAATGAATATTTAATTTTTAGTTATAAATATAATAAATGTATTCCAAAATATTTTAGTTTCAATGTTAATAATATTATAACTAATAATTTACATAAAAAATTTATTGTAGAATTAGGTATTATATTAGAAATTTTAAATATAATGATGGCAAATAATTTACCAAAAAAAATAGAATTTCTTAATGATAATTTGGTAAATAAATTAAATTTAAATAATATTTATGAAACAAATTATAGTACATTACAATCCGTAATTGTTAATAATTATTATATGAGAAAAAATGGATTTAATAATTTAGTCGATTTAAATTATGATGGTCCATTTTATTTAAGTTGTTTGGATATTAATAAATTTTTATATAATTTTGATGAAATAAAATATCGTGATATAGTATCTTCAAAATTATTAAAAATAGAAAAAGAATATAAAAATTATGGAATATCACCTTTTAGTAAAAATTTAAACATTGGACTTACAAATTTGATCAATGATACTTATATTTTATCAAATACAATTAAACATAGATTATTACAAATGTATTTATATTTAGATTCAAAGGTTAATCCATATAAAAATACTATATACACTTTTCATGGAACACAAAATTTATTAAATAGTGATGTCCTTACTGCATTTTTATCCACATCTGCAAATATAAATATAGCATTTCTATATTCAATTTTAGATGCTTTTACTTCTAAAAATGTAAATGGTTATGTTTATATTTTTAAAATTGATTCTGGAATGCCTTATATTCGTTTTAATGATAATTTATCACAAATTTTATTATTACCCGGAACACAAATAATTCAAAAAAAAACAGTATTAATTCCAAATTCTCATATAACTTATATTTTTTGTGAAATTAAATTTGATAAAGATAATGAAAAATTAGTATTTGAAAAAATTAAAAATAATACAACTAGATTTAAAATGCAGAAATTGAAATTTAATTATACAAAAATAATAGAATTGTCTTTAACTGATAGATTTGAAAGTGAATATTTATTTGAAGAAGGTATAGTAGAAAATTTGTTTAATAATAAAACACCTTTTCAACGTGATTATCTTTTTAAATTACATAAAACTATTTTTTGTAATTTAGGTGCCGAAATTATGAATTATGTACATTCTGATTATAATTATAATAATAAACCTTATTATTTTCAATTTAAATATAATATTCATCAATTACTAGTTAATTTAATTTATAATGATTTATGTCCAGAAAATTGTGTAAAATATAAAATATTAGATTTTCCAGAAGAACCAATATTTTATGTTGGTTGGGATTACGATAGTAAATTTAAATCAGCAAGAAATAATATAGATTTTAAGTATCCAATAGAATTATTAATTTGTGATTTATTATTTGATAATAAAGACTTTCTTGAAAATAATAATTATATTGTATCAGATACTAAAATAGTTAAAAAAGTATGGTTTAAAACTTGTGGTTTATTTAACGGTAATGGTATTCAATATATTAATAGTGATAAAGATATTAAATGGAATACAGATAATATTGAAAAAAATAATTATTTAGAAGATTTCAAAAATAATTATGATATTTTTTATAAAAAAATAAAAGATTATATAGATAGTAATAAATTAGATATTTTATTTAAAACTTTTATAGAATTAATAGAAAAATGTATTATATCTTTAGAAATAAATGAAAAAAATGATTTAATAGAAATGATAAAACTTTTACAAAAATATATAAATATTCGTTTAACAGCTATAATAAATTTAAAAACTGGTGGATTAGTTCCAGTTCAGTCTTTTCAGTCTTATCAGTCTTATAATAAATCATTAAAAAATACGAATAATTTACTAAAAATGACTAATAAACAGTCAAAGATAATTAGTAATTCACCAAAAAATATAACTAAAATTGAAGAAGTTAATCAAAAATTATATGAAAAATATGGTTATTCTGAAGTTATTACATTGAGTTTAAAAGAATTCAAAAAAAAAATTAAATTATAAATAAATGAAGAAAATATTTATATTTTTAATAATTATCCAGTTATCTAATTCTTTTCTACTTATAGATAAATTTATTTATAATAATAATAAAATTCCAAATATTTATAAACATATTGTAAAAAAAATAGATTGTAATGAAACTGAAATAAAACACGGTAGATTAGCAATGTTAGGAACTGTTGGATATATTAGTTCGGAAACATTACATCCCTTTTTAGCTAATAAATTTTATTTAGATAATTTATTAACTAATAAAGGTTTAGCACCATCTATATTAAATGGTGGTTTAGATAAAATTAATAGTAAATTTTATATATTTTCCATTATAATATCTATTTTATTTGAATTTATTTATTCAATTGAATTATTATCTTTTGATAACCAGAAAATTGATAATTATACTTTTGATCCATTAAATATTTATAATAATAAATCTATTGAAGATAAAAATAAAATTAAAATTATTGAAAAAAATATTGGTAGATATGCAATGATTGGTATTACATATATTTTTTATAATGAATATATTTCTCAAATACCAATTGTTCAAACTAGTTCATATTTAAGTATATATGTAATTTTATTTATATATATTCATTTATTTACATAAAAAAAAATGATTGTTTTATTACTTTAATAATAAAATGGATAAAATAAATGATTATTTTGAAACATTATCATTAAATAATAAAAAATGTGTTATTTGTGAAAATTATTATATAAGAAATTATGATTATATTCATAATGATGTATTATGTTGTATATGTAGTAAAAATTATCAAGAATTAATTTATGGTCTGGATGAATCATTTGATAATTCATTAATCTAATTTTTTTTATTCAATATCATGTCTTTTCTTATATTTTAATGATCTACGGATATTTTTTATTTTTTTTATTAATTCTTCCTGGGTTTCTGAACCTTTATAATTTAAATTAAATGTTATAATATTTATATGTTGTTTAGCTGTTTTTCTACTATTTTCTCTAGTGAATTGTTTTAAACAATTTGGAAATTCTTTCATGAAATTATATATTAATTTATTTAATCTTTCAAAATTATGTTTTGTAATAGTTTGATCAGATTCTGTTTTAGAATATAGATATCTTATATAAAGATATATTACATAATATGCGTTTATCATAATATTATATTTGATTTTTATTTTCAATTTACATTTTTCTATATTTTTTTCTAAATTTAGTTTTGCATCAACTAACGGATTAAATGACTGATTATATTTAATTGAGTTATCAAATTTTCTTTTTTTAGGACCACTTAATTTTTCTTGTTGAATTTGTTTTTTGATTTTTGATATTTCATCAAATAATTTACTACATTTATTATTTATTTCCATACGAATCTTACCGTCATTTATTTCTCTTAATCTTTGTAAATTATGTTCTGCTTGAATAAATTCCATAACATATATATTATGATTAGCACTAGCAGCTTCGTCAGAATCTGCTGTTCCATCACTATATAAATTATCATATGGACGTAACTGAAAACTTCTATTAATTTTAGATTCTGTTTTGGTTGTTTGTCTTGAACTCATTTTAATAAATAAAAATATATATTATTTTAAAAAATATTATTTTAGAAAATTAAATTAATTATATATTCAATTAAATACTTATAACAAAAATTATTAAGTAGATATCTATTTTTGCAAATTTTACATTTAATTTCCTGATTATTAATCGGCATATATTCATATTTGTCTGCATTACATTTAATACATCCATTATTATGTGAAGATACATAACCAATTTTGCAATAATCGGTTGATTTAACTTTGCATTTTTTTCTGGACACCAAGTACATTTAGTAAAATTTGTATTAGATACAAAACCTGGAGAACATTTTTTGTATTTATAATAGGTAAGTTTGTATTTATCATAATTATTACCATATGAACGTTCTTTATAATAAGAATTTTTAGGACATTCAATATTACCGTAAGTAATATTGAATATTACTAGAAAAAGTAGGAAAGTAAGTTTGTTCATTTTTTGATAAAGAACGAGGATTATTTCAATATTTTTTTATATTTTTTTTACATTTATGTTGGATTATTAGATATCATATCCGTCTTATATACCTTTGGATTACCATCTACATTTTTATTTTTATTTTTATTTTTATTTTTATTTTTATTTCCACCCTCTCTTGTATTAAAATTTATCTTAAATTTTGGTATTTTTATTTTATTGTTTTCTTGTATTGATGTTACTTTTTTTTTATCTTCTTGATTAGGTTGATTAGGTTGATTAGGTTGATTATATTCATTATTATATAAACGATTGAAAATTTCTTTTATTTGATTTGTAGAAATTTTGTCTCTAATATTAGATTCGAGTTCTTCAAATTTAGTATCAAAATCTTCTATAGCACCAAATTTATAATCATCGTAAAATTCTAGTGTTTTACTTGTTTTGATTCTTTTTGTTTTATAAAAACTATTATATTTTCTTAAATATTCTGTATTTTCTGTTGTTTTAGCTACTGCTTCTTCTTCTATAGCTTCATCCTCTGCTTTATCTACTGATTCTGATTGTTCATTTGAATTAAAATAATTACTTGGAATATTAATAAAATGGAATATTAATAAACGTTTTAATATTGTTATTATAAGATCTATTATTTCACTTTTATTAGCTTCAGTTAATTCTAAATCATAAGTATTATAATTTTTACTTTTTTCAATTTTATCTATTTTATCTATTAGGTCTGTTAATATAATTCTATCTTGTTTATATAAATTATAATACATTATAAAATTGTTAATAAACATATAAATATTTAAATCTTCAACTAAATATTCAGTTTTTGAGATTTTTTTTATGTCTTGAGTAAGATTGCTCTGCTTTATTTTTTGTTCAATTTCTTCTCTGTCACTTTTAGTTTTATACATATATTCAAGTTTATATTTGTCAAATTCAAATAGTTCATTACCATAAAAGTGTTTATTTAATTGAGCAATTTCATTTTTATATACAAAATAATTTGGATAATTAAAATCTGGATTATTTAATGATTCAAAAATTTCTTTAATTTCTTTTGATTTTATTTTTAATTCTATTTTTGTTAGTTGTTTCTCTGCAAAAAGAGATTTATCATCTGAACTTTGATGTTCTGGTATTAATTTATCAAACTGACCTAAATCAAAATATTTTTTTATTATAAACTCAACAAGTTCATAAATTGAATAATAATCTTCTGTGTTACTTAAAATCTTATTTATTTTAACTATTTCACTAATATTTTCATTATCATTATTAAATCCAATTTTAGCATTTTGTATATAAAACTTATATAAAATAACTTTAAAATTTTCACTCCAGATGTCTAAGTACGAATCAAAATTACCACCTTTTTTTCTTTTATTAATTTTTTTATTACTGAAATATCTCTTACTTTTTGAAACTTTATAATTATTATTTTTTATAGTTCCTCCAGTAATTTTATTATCTATTTCTGCAAATTCTTTAGATGCACTTACATTATCTAAAAATTCAAGTGTAGATAAATTATCATTATGATAAAATTCACCAGAACGCAAACAACCAAATACCATATATTTTTTTGGACCTTTGATATTATTAAAAATTTTTGATAAACTAGTTCCTACTTTTTTATTATTTTTAACTCTAGAATTATCGCTATCAGTAGTTGGATTTTTTATATAATCTGGAATAATACTTGGTTCATAATGTTCAAATTTAAAACCTGTTTGTTTCGTAGTGCTTATATTATATCCAAATTGATTTACTTTTATAATTTTACTACTTCTTATATTACTAATTGGAACTGGAATAACCCAACCACTTTTTTGCCAGATTATTTGATTTTGATTATTTAATAAACGATCTAAATTTATTTTTTTAGTTATATTAATTTCTTTTTTCGCTTTTTTAATTTCGGACACTGTTGTTTCAGGAGAAATTTCAAAATTATCATTAACTAAATCATACTTTACACCAATAATTTTTTCAGGACCATACCTTTGGTGTTCTTTTAAATCACTAACATAAAAAAATGGCATATTATTTGTAATTTTATTAATGTAATTAATATATCTTTTTAATTTTTGATCCATTTCAATATCTGGAACTGAACTAGTTTCTTGATTAGAAAAAATTTGTTTATAATCTTTATTTGGAATTCTTTCTGGAACTGAATAAAATAAGTTTGTTAATAAATCATTTATTGTATCATTAATAAAAAATCCTTGTTTAATAGATTTCTTAAACTTTGTAAAAAATTTTTTATGAGAGCTGAATTTAGTGCCGCTGGTAGATTGAAAATATGGTAAATAAAATGGTTCGTCTTTATGTTTAGAACTCAGATAACTAAATACAAAAGTATCATATTTAAATCTACTTTCTTTTTTAATTTGATTAGTTATAATCGGTGTTTCATTATTAATTGCATATTGTATTAAACCAGGAAATTCGTTACTGTATATATTATCTGTTGTGTCTTTGTGATTGTTATTTTCTTCATCATATTTTAATTCTCCTGATGAATTTTCTTTTAAATCATAATTTAAAATTTTAGTATTATCTCTAGAAATAATATACATTTTATCCTTTTCTTCAACAATTTTAGTTTTTAAAAATAAATCATTTGGATTTTCACGACCCCCCATATCACATATAATTAAATGACCTTCAGTATTATCTTTTTTTATTTTTAAATCAATAAATAAATGACCTCTTGATGAAACTGGATTATTTTGTGTTGGTAATATGCGACATTTTTTGATTCTAAATCTTTCTATACTTTTTAATATTTCAAAGAATTTATATGTAGCATTTAATTCTACATCAATTGATTTTAATTTTTCTATTTCTTCATAATTATTACAAGGACTTTCATTTATTGCGCCATTATTGTAAATGTAATTATACAAGCTGTTTTCTTCATTATATTTAATATTCTGGAAATTCTCATCATTAACAGAATAAGAATCGTTATATAATTCATATATTCTATGAACTGTTACTTTATATGTTTTAGTATTAAAGTATTCTATAGTTTTTACTGCTAATGCATCTTCACTATTAAGTAATGAATATGTTTTTCCAGAACCAGAATAGCCATAACCAAAAATTAATACTGAAAAACCTTGTTCTATTGGAGAATAAATTTTATTTTGATATATCTCATTTGTTTTAGGGTCTTTTAATTCTTTAATAACATCATTAAAAGGACCATAATTTTCACCTCCTGTACGATTTCCCCCTTCCCCTTCACCTCCTACATTAATTTTTATAGTCTTATTAATTGGAACTGGATAATAACGTTTGTAATAATTATCTTTATCGGATATTTCTAATTTATCTTGTGGTGGTTTTAATATCACAAATGTTTGTAATTTTGATCCCATAAGTTCTTCAATAAGTAGTATTTTTGTTAGTCCTTCTTTTAAATCTTCATGTTTTAATAAAATTTTTTCATCTTCTTCAATTACACTTATTGATTCATTTAATTCATTTAAATATGAATCAATATTTTTTTTATTATCTAGAGTAATAGGTTGAGAACTAGGTGAATTAATAAATAAACTCAATATTTCATTTATTGTATTATTTATCGTTATAAAACTATCATCATTTGATATGTCTATGTCTTGAAATTTTCTTTTCATTTTTATAGTAACAGGCCTAAATTTCTCAATGAGGTCTGGTTTATTTTGCGATATAGTTCTCATTCTTTCTCTTTGTAGTTCTTCTCTTTCTAGTCTTTCTTTTTCTTCTTGTTTTTTTCTTGCTGCTTCTTCTGCTGCTTTTGCTGCTTCTTGTTTTCTTTTTTCTTCTTCTTCTTTTTCTTTTTCTAGTTTTTTTAGTTCTTCTTTTTTTATTCTATCTTCTTCTTCTTTATTTTTTCTTGCTAAATTAACTTCTTGGAACATGACTTCTATTAATTCATCAATGGACTTATTTTGGTTTTTCAGTTCATCTATTTTTTTATCTAATTCTGTTTCAATTTTTTTAATTTTTTCTTCATCATTATTATCTAGGGATTTTCTATCTTGATTAGCAAAATCTAGAGTGTTTAACTTATTCTCAAAATCAGAAATTAACTCAGTTAATTTTTCTATAGATTTTTTATCATTACTTTCTTTATTTAGTTCCCGTAAAAATTTATAAAAAGAATCATTATTTTTTTTAAATTCATCTATTTTATTTTCATATTTTTTATCTGCAGTCTCTTGTCTTTTTCTTAATTCTTTTAATTTCTTTTCAGTAAATTCCTTTATCAATTTGTAATTTTCTCTTTTAATTCTATCAGTACTTTTTTGTTTTTGCTCTGAAACAGCTTCTCTCAGTTTTTGTTTCTGTTTATCTGTTCTTTTCTTATTTAACTGTTCGATAAATTTTTTTTTAAGGTCAGATATTTTATTTGTTAAAGATGAAGATGAATTAAAAATACCTGTATATTTCACAAAATTTGATATCTGCCTATATATAAATTCATTTAAATATAAATTTAGGTAATTTCCAATTTGTTTTTCAAAGTAATTAAAAAAAGGTTTTGAATTTTTTTGAATAGTACTTATTTTCATACCACCTTTTTTTTTCTTATTACTAATTTTTTTTTTATAAAATTTATTTTTACCACCCGCTAAGTCAAATTCTTGATTTAAAATAGAAACACTAAATTCTTTTTCTTTTTTTTTATATTCATCAAAAATATTTGTCAAATATATATGTAAAATAAATATTATATCGTTATTAAAAGTTTGCAGTTCAAAAAAATCTTTTAATTTATCAAAAAATATTTCAGACTGTTTTATTTGATAACTATAAAATTCTTCAGTTAAATGTTTTTCATTTTCATTGAAATGTTCATAAAATGTTAATTCATCCCCCTTTAAATCCCCCTTTATTTCTTCTAACTTACATTTAGATAAAAGATATATTTGTTCATAAAATTTAATTTCTTTAAATATATTCAGTTGGAAAAAATTATTAAATATATCTGAAATAATTATATACATCAATTCTTTTTCATGTTTATCATCACGACCACTATTATTACTAAAATCATTTTCATCAATATTATAATCATAAATTTCAATAAAAGTTTTTAAACATTCTTTTAATCTATTATCGTTATCATCAGTTTTACTTAAACTTATAGTTTTATTAATAAAATCTTCATAAATGTGTATATACGTTTTTTTTAAATAGTCAATATTTATAACTTTTGGTGTTGATGAATTAATTTCTGCAATAGTATAAATTTTATGTTTTTTGCTTTTTGGTTCTAATAATTTTATTTCATCCTTTAGTATTTTTTCTATTGTTTTTAACTCGGACTCGTATGTTTTTAACTCGGACTCGTATTCTTTGTCTGTATCTATAAGGTGGGATATTAGTTCAGTTTTTATTTCGTGAAGAATAGTATCTGAACTATTTTCACCATTTCCACCAGTTCCACCAGTTAATTTAAATTTTGGAATTTGAATTTTATTTACTTTGAGATTGTCATAAATTTTTATAATATTAGAATCACGTTCGGTATGTTCTTTTACTATTTCATCAATATCTGATTTAACACCACTACTTAAATCAGATGGATTTAAAGAAATCACATTAAATTTATTTTCTTTCAACTTATTTATTATTTTAGATTCAATTTTATTACAAATTTCATCATAAATTTTGATTTTAAAAATGTCATAATCAACATATAAAGTGTTTGCTATATTTTTAAATTTTTTATTTTCATTTTTTTTTAAATCATCAATAAAACTTTTATACTGATCTCCATAAATTTTAAATAAAACGAATAATATATAAATTTTATTTATAAAAGTATGATTAATATCATATATATATTTTATAGTTTTTATATATTTTCTACTAAATAAAATATCATAAATATCTGGTTTATTTGTTTCTATCCACTTTATAAATGCAATAATACCATCTTGATATTTAGTAACCTCTACATCGTTATCCTTTTTAATCCATTGTTCAAATTTAGCTAATTCAACAGTAATTTCATTACTAGCACTATTTACCCAAGCACTATATTTATCCTCATCAAAATCTATTTCTGGATTAATATTTTCAAATTTTGTATTAGTGTATTTTTCTTCAAATATTTTTTTTATTTCTTCTGCTTCCTTATTATATTTATTTTCTATTTGATTTTTATAATCAGATTTATTTTGAGTTTGACTTAAAGTTTCATTAATTTTTATTTTATAATATTCTTCTATGAGTAAATTTAATGTTACATGTATATTAGATTTAATTTGAGATATTTCAAATTCTTTACTCTTTAATAATTCGTCAGATATTGATTGTAAATTTTTTAATCGAGTATTATAAAGATTAGTACCAAATGGGTGTATGTCTTTCGGATTATATAGTTTTTTTTCGTATTTATTTATTTCTTCTTCATTAGAGGTTATTTGAGAATTATAAAATTTTATTATTTTTTGTTTTTTTTCAATTTGTTTATCTAGTTCTGTTTTTACTTCTTTAACTTTACTATTTGCTTTATCAATTTTTAATTTTTCTATAGCATCTTTTTCATTTTTAATAAGAATGTTGAGTTGTTCATTTTCTTTATTTAGTGTTAAAATAAATTGGTTATTTTTACTATTATAAAGTTCTTTTAATTCTTTAATATCAGCATTATCATCTGTATTAATTTCACGTTTTTCGTTTTCTCCTTCTTCTCCTTCTTCTCCTTCTTCACCTTCTTCATCTTCTTCACCTTCTTTACCTCCACCTCTTTTTCTTTTACATTTAAATTTATCTTTTTTAGCTTTACCCGTATCATTATCACTATCTATTAATAAAAATTTTTTTTTATAGATAGGATTAATTAAATTTGTGTTTTTTTGAAAACATTTAGTTATGTTATAATTCTCATTATTAATTTTTATATAAAATTTTTTATTTTTATAATAAACTACTTTTTTTTGATTTTCATACAAAAATAAATAATTAGTTTTCATTATTTAATATTAAAAAATATAAAAAAATAAAAGTATTTATTTACGAAAATTAATATTATTTTTTAGATTTACATTTTATTCCATTTAAGAGCTGTAACTTAAAAAACTGATCGAAAGAATTATGTTTATTTTTAAAATCATTTTCAGAATTTATAGATTTTTTTAATTCATCTAATATTATTTTTAATTTAATTAATTTATTTTTAATATCATTAGATTTATCATTAAAACAACTATTAGTTTTTAGTTGATTTAATTTTGTTTTATAATATTTTAAATAAGAATTCCATTTTTGGCTTGGTTCATTTTTATATTTAATTTTTATAGCTTTTATAAGTTCAATTAAATCTGTGTGTGATAATAGTTCATTTGTAACTGGTTCTTGTTTTAATAGTTGTTTATTTAAGACTGATTTTTGTGGTTTTTGTGGTTCTTGTTGTTTTTGTAGTTCTTGTTGTTTTTGTGGTTCTTGTTGTTTTTGTAGTTCTTGTTGTTTTTGTAGTTCTTGTTGTTTTTGTAGTTCTTGTGGTTCTTTTGATGTATATGCTAAAAAAATAAGTTCTTTAATGAATTGGATATCATGTTCTTCATGATTTTTCCCTGGAATAAAATATTTATCAATAATATTTTTTTCTGTAATATTATCATGAGTTATTTTATAATCTATAAAAATATCTAATAAATTTTGAAATAATTTATTGAGTTTATCATTAGATGTAATTTTAATATTATTTTCAGAACCACCATGATTAATAAAATATTTTTCGCCTTTAATTAAAACATATGATTTATTATTTTTATTTTTATAAATATTTAAATACTTATTATTTATAATTAATTTATCTTTATTATTCATTATTTATATTATAATTTACAATTTAAAATTAAATCATTATATTGTTTATTAATATCAGATTGAGAAATATTTTGTTCAGAATTAACTTTATGATGAAATAAACTTAATAAAACAAATTTTAGAATAGAATTATAATTTGGTAATTGTTCAATTGGTAATTGTTCAATATTATATTGACCAGTATTAATTAATAATTTTTTAAGAATTATTTGTTTTAATGGTTCTAATATTTGGCATTTTTCATTTTCGCTTAAACTAGTATCATTAAATTCATTTAAAATATTATCTATAGTAATAAAACTTTTTTCCAAATCTTTTTCAATTATTGAATATATTTCAACTAAAATATCATCTAGAGAGTTTTTAATATTTTCGTTAAAATTATCAAATAATATATTTGTTCCACCTTTAATATATTTTTTTTTTAAAGAACCATTTTTTTTAAGAATTAATTCATTAACAAGTATAAATCTATTATTTTTTTTTATATAATAATTTGGTGAATCTAAATAAACAATATTTTTTTTATTTAATATTATATCAGTAACTATCATTTATTATAAACTTAGTTAATTTATATGTATAAAAAAAAATTATTATATTTTAATTTATAAAATTATTATTATTAAGATTAAACTGGATCTTGAGCTGGAACTTGAGCTGGAACTTGAGCTGGAACTTGAGCTGGAACTTGAGCTTGAGCTGGATCTTGAGCTTGATTTTGAGTTTGAACTAAATTCACCTTTATTTCCGCTGCTTTACCAAGAAATTTTTTATAGTTATTAATTATAGTTTGTTCGTTTTTACCTTCATTATATTTTTCAAAAAAATAGTATAATATATACATTTTATAAAAATTTGTAATATCATCTTTGATATTTTCAGAATCATCATTAGTTACATCATTAAGTGGTAATTTAATTGAGACTTCTATTCCAGATGTGTTTACTTCTACATCATAATTCTTTGCAGAGGTAGTTGTAGTACCAGTTTTATAAAAATTTATAATAATATTTTCTACTATTGATTTTACATTATTATTAATATAATCATCACTAATATTTTCCTGGTCTAATGTAGGATTATCTGGAGCTTTAACTGAAGAATCTCCATTAAAATCCATAAATCTTGTAACAGCATTTTTAAGATTTTTGTTATCTTTTAGTAAAGATAAAGGATAACCACCAGTTATTTTTTTTTTATTTTTACCTTTACTGGAATCTTTATTTTTATTTTTGTATTTACTTTTTAATCCACCACCATTTTTCAAAAAATACTCATTTACATCTAAATTTCCACCATTTATTTTAACAAAAAAACCACCACTGTTTTTATAAACTTTTCGTAATTTTCCACCGATTGTTAATTCATAATCAGTTTTCGTCATTTTAATTATAAAAAAAGAAAAAAAATAATTTAACACAACTTATTTTTTGAAACATTATAATAATTCTTAACTATTTTTTGTTATTTGATAACTTTTTTTTTAAATAATTTTTACTAGAAACTTTATTTTTATTTTTATTTTTTCCACCTCTATGTCTATAATAGTTCATTAAATCTTCTGTTTGTAGGTCATTTAATCTTCTTGTTTCTGCGGCTGCAGCTACTTTTGCTTCTCTTGCTATTCTTACTGCTTCTGCGTCTGCAGCTGCGTTTGCTGCGTTTGCTGCTTTTGCGTCTGCTGCTTCTGCGTCTGCGTCTGCGTCTGCGTCTGTTGCTATTCTTACTGCTTCTGCGTCTGCAGCTGCGTTTGCTGCGTTTGCTGCTTTTGCGTCTGCTGCTTCTGAGGCTGCAGCTACTTTTGCTTCTCTTGCTATTCTTACTGCTTCTGCGTCTGCAGCTGCGTTTGCTGCTTCTGGGACTGCTGCTTCTGTTGGTTTAAAAATTCCGTTATCATCAAATAAATTATTAATCCATTCTATATCTTGAATTTTTTTGTTGAATTTGTTTTTATTAATTATTGCTTGATTAATTACCGTTTTGATTTTATCTTTATTGTTCATTTGATTACTTATATCTGTTATATCTATTTCAAGAGATTCATAACCTTCATACAAACTAAATAAAACATACTCTATTAATGTATCTAGTTCATTTATGTCAGATTGATTAGCTTTACTAAATAACTTATAATAAATAAACATTATAATTTTTTCTGCTGAAATAGTGCCATTCAGATTTTTAATATCACTATTTAGATGATTAATAATAGAATTAACCATAATTGTGACTGGATTTCCAGTCTCATCAGGAAATTTGATATTTACTAGATTATCAAATACACCTTTTTCATTTGCATCTCCGCCTTTAGTTTTGTATTTTGATTTTAATCCACTACCATTTTTTAGAAAATAATTATTAACATTTAAACTTCCACCATTCATTTTAACAAAAAAACCACCACTGTTTTTATAAACTTTTCGTAACTTTCCACCAATTGTTAATTCATAATTAGTTCCAGTCATTTTTAGTTATAAAAAAGAAAAAATAATTTAAGTATAATAAAATGAAAAAATATAGTGAAAAGAAATGTATTCATAATAAAAGAAAATATGAATGTAAAGATTGCAATAAAAAATTAATTTGTATTCATAATAAAAATAAAAAATATTGTAAAGAATGTGGTGGAAGTCGAATATGTATTCACAATAAAATAAAACAATCTTGTAAAATATGTTGTCCTAATAATTTTTGTAAGCATAATAAACGTAAATATCGTTGTTTAATTTGTAAAAAAATAAAGAATTCAGAGTTATGTTCAAATGAAGAGTGGAATAAAATTATAGGTATAAATAATGATTTTGATTTTTTTTATAATTGAGTGTAAATTTCTTTTAATATAGAAATTTCATTTACATTAAATATATTATAGTAATCATTAATAACTGTATTGAAATTATTATTAATTTTTAAAGCTAATATTTGATAGGGATTCCAGTTAATATTATTTAAAAAAAATATTGTATTAGAATATTTATTATTTTCTAAATTCAAAAAATATAATTTAATAATATTTTTAATGGAAACTGTACTTATGTAACAAGTAAGGTTGAAAAAACTACTAAACTTAAGAGTAATAATTTCATTTGGATAACTTCTAATAATTACATAAATAGAATTATTTAATTTAATAGATTTTTGTATTGGAATATTATATTCAGAAAACGATATATATTGAGGTGTAATAGAAATTGTATTTTTGTATTGTTTATAAAGTAGATTAAATTTATTGAATGGTAATAATTCAATTGGAATATTAAATTTTTGAATTGAATCAATTAATTGATATTTTTTAGCATTATATATTTTTTTTTTATATTTATTGAAAAGATATGTATCAATATTGTTATTAAAATTATAATTGATAATATATGTTTTTAAATTAAAATTAGTATATCCGTTAAGATCAACAGCTAATTTTAGATAATACATAATAATTTCAATTGCTAAATCTGGGAATGGTAATATATCATATAAATATTGTTTAAATTTAATAGAATGTAAAATATGATACATATTCTGAGAGGTTTTCTTGTAATAAAAATACATGTTATATATACTCATGTATAAGTAATCATTTTTTATTTTGAAAAGATTATTTTATAAAGATATCTTTTTTTAAAATAATTTTAAGAGTGATCTTTTTATAGAGTGATAACTTTTTACAGAGTGATCTTTTTTACAGAAGGATCTTTTTAAGAGTGATCACTTTTCACAGAGTGATCTTTTTAACAGAAAGATCTTTTTAAGAGTGATCACTTTTCACAGAGTGATCACTTTTAGAGAATGATCATTTTTCACAGAGTGATCACTTTTAGAGAATGATCATTTTTCACAGAGTGATCTTTTTATAGAAAGATCTTTTTAAGATTTAAAAAATAATTTTATTATTTAAAAAATATTATATTTAAATAATTTTAATTTATAAAAATAATTTTAATTTATAAAAAGATCTTTTTAAAAGTGATCATTTTTAACAGAAAGATCTTTTTTACAGAAAGATCTTTTTAGAGAGTGATCTTTTTTAACAGAAAGATCTTTTTCACAGAAAGATCTTTTTTACAGAAAGATTTTTTTAGAGAGTGATCATTTTACAGAAAGATCTTTTTAGAGAGTGATCTTTTTTCACAGAAAGATCTTTTTAAAAGTGATCATTTTTAACAGAAAGATCTTTTTAGAGAGTGATCTTTTTTCACAGAAAGATCTTTTTTCACAGAAAGATCTTTTTAAGATTTAAAAAATATTTTATAATTTAAAAAATATTATATTTAAATAATTTTAATTTATAAAAATAATTTTAATTTATAAAAAGATCTTTTTAAAAGTGATCTTTTTTACAGAAAGATCTTTTTAGAGAGTGATCATTTTACAGAAAGATCTTTTTAAGAGTGATCACTTTTCACAGAGTGATCTTTTTACAGAAAGATCTTTTTAAGAGTGATCATTTTTAGAGAATGATCATTTTTCACAGAAAGATCTTTTTAAGAGTGATCTTTTTAAGATTTAAAAAATAATTTTATTATTTAAAAAATATTTTATTTAGATAATTTTAATTTATAAAAATAATTTTAATTTATAAAAAGATCTTTTTAAAAGTGATCATTTTTAACAGAAAGATCTTTTTAAGAGTGATCTTTTTCACAGAAAGAACTTTTTTTTATAGAATGATTTTTTTGTTTAAGAAATTTCCAGAAAAGTTATTATGTAAAAATAAAAATGATTTAAAATTAAATAAAATAATAAAATGGATAAAAGAAACCCAAAGAATTATAAATTACTTATAAAACAAAAAGATGATATAGCAAAAAATACAATTAAATTGTATAAAACTGGTAAATTTAAAACAACCGAAGAATTTACATTAGAAGAAAAATTAAAAGAAGGTGAAAAATTGATAGGTGAAATAGGTGGAAGAAACAGTTGGACAAATGAGTTATTCATGTATGATATATTAGATTATAATTTAAAGGATGTAAAAATTCCTACATTAAAAGGATTATTAGATGGTATATATAATTCAAATAGTGATTATATATATGTACCAATAATAAAATATATTTCAAAAAATATTGAACCGTGGAATAAAGAAGAAAAGCTAGAAGATTTAGAATGGTTAATAAAAAATAATAGAGAAATATTTTATAAACTGTTGAAAGATAGAATAGATAAAAAACGTAGTATATCTACAGTGAATAATGATATAAAGATGTTAGCAAGAATAATGAAAATAACATTTGGTACAGATAATGAATTGTATATGAAATATTCAATATTACAAACAGATTTAAACCGAGTATTAATAGAAAGAGAAACAGGAAAGAATGAGTTAAATGATAATAAAAAAGAGAAATATATAGATTGGTTAAATATTTTGTCTGTAAGAGAGAGTTTAGAAGATGAATTTAGAAGATTATTAAAAGAGAAGGGTAAAATGGATGTGGAAACAAAAAAGAGGCATTATCAAATGTTATTATTGAGTGCTTATACATTAACTTCTCCGACAAGATTAGAAGTAATGACAACAGTATTTACAAAAGAGAAAAAGTATGATGATCAAGATTATGTTTATATACCAGAGAATGGATTAGTTTGGTATATATTAAATAAAAAAAAGAAAGGAAAAGAAGGAATCGAATATGAAGTAGGATATAATAAAGAATCGGGTGAAAAATTAACAGAGTTATTTAGAGAGAGTTTAGAATTGTATCCAAGATACAATGTATTTCCAGTTATGTCAAATTGGAATAGAAAAGCAAGAACAACAACAGTATCAAAATATTTAAAAGAAATATTAAATGAAAGAAAATTAACTCAAACGATGATAAGAACAAGTTATAATAGTTGGAGGCATAATTTAGGAATAAATTATAATTTATTGAAAGATGATGCAATAAGACAAAGAAATAGTGTTGAAACTCAATTAAAAGATTATAGAAAATTAGATAAAAAGGTAGGTATAGAGAAAGTAGAAATAGGAAAGATAAAAATAATAGAAAGAAAAGAAAACAAAGATTATTTTAAGGGTTACTATGAAAAGAAGCGAATAGATATAAATGAAAAAAGAAGAGAAAAATGGAAGGATAATAATTTAATGATGAATTTAAAGAAAAATATAAGAAGATATAATAATGGATTGATACCAAATAAGAAAACAATAGAAAAGTATAAATTATATAAGGATGATAATGGTTTATGGGTAAGTAGGTTAGAATTGAATTAAACTATAATCATTAGAAACAGATATAGAAATAGTATCATGAATATTATCTTTAATGGTAGCAAGATGTGAAACTAATATAATAGAATATGAGAATTTGTTAGTAAGTGTATAAAGAAAATCCGGAACCATTTGAAGATTATTATGATCACAATGAACAAATCCTTCATCTATAAAGAACTGTTTAAATGAATTATTAATAAGTGTAATTCTGAATGATAGTGATATAATAAATTTTTGAAATCCAGAAGCTTTTTGAATAGGAATAGTAATAATTTGATTATTAATTTTTTTCCGAATAGACCAATAAATAATATTATCTGTAACTTGTGCATGTAAAAGTGTTGGAATTGAAAATTGTGAGGAAGCATTGATAATATTATTATTGATATTTTCAATAAATTTAGGAAGAATATGATCATTATAAATAGAATCTTTAAACATATCAAATTTCGAATGAAAAGTAATTAAAGAATTATAAGAATCGGAAATATAATTATTAAATTCTTTTAATTGATTATTAATAATAAGTGTTTTTTCATAAGATTCTTTAATTGTATTAAGTTTAATAAATTCAACATTAATTTCATCAAGTTGAATTTGTAATTGATCAATTTCAGTTTTAAGTAGTGTTTTTTGTTTATGAATAGGAAGAAGATCAATAATATTTTGAATAAATGTTCTTTTTTCTAAATTTTTAATAATTGTATCAAATTGAATAATTTTATTTGAAACAATAATATTATTAAGTTTATTGTATTGAATAATATAAGAGTTATAAGAATCAAGTAATGATTTATTATTAAAATATGTTTGAATTCTATTTTGAAATTGATTAAAGAATGTATCATTAATAATAGATTTATCATATAAAGATTGTGTAGAATTTAAATCAGATTTATATTCTTGAAGTTGTAATTTAAATTTATTATAATTATATTTAAGAAGTTGTTGATGTGAGTTATATATTTTCCAATCTAATAATAACTGATGTGTATCTATATCAGTTTGAATATCATGAAGTTGAGTTTGTAATTGTAACAAATGTGAAATAGAATCAGTTAATATATTATTAATATTATTTTTTTGTTCTTGAAGTTGATTAAGTGAAGAATTATGTTGTGATAGTTGAGATTGATATAGAAGATATTGATCAATTTGTGTTTTAAGTTGTTGATAATAATCAATTTGTTGAGAATATGTATTGTAATTTAGTATATTTTCAGATAATTGATTAAATTTATTCCTATTGTAATTAATATTTTTTTTACCAACAAGTAATTTAATTTTTTTATCAATATCATTAATAGTATTAATATTAAGATTATATTCATTTAGAAGTGTTTGTTTGTGAATAAGCCATGGTTGTTTGCAACATATATGGCATTGTGGATTAAATTCGTATTGTGAAGAATTATATTGATCAATAAGTGTTTTAAGTTCAGTATTTTTGGTAACAATAGAATTTTTATCATTAATAAATTGATCATATTGAGTAAAAAAATGTAGAAGTTGATTATATTTTTTAAAATTTTTATTAAAATAAGTTTGAAGTTGAGAATAATTAGATAACCATGTATAAATATGTTGTTTAGATTGTTCAGGTTTATCATAGATTTGAATAAGTTGTATATCTTGAAGTTTATTATTGATTTGATCAGTAATTAATGAGAGTGAATTTTTATTATTAGTAATAGTAGTATTAGATAATTGTATTTGTGTTAAGATATTATCATGTTGTGTTTGTAATTGATGTAATGTTTGTGTAGGAATTTTATTAGGATAAGGTTTAGTAGGTTTAGGTATATTAGGGTGTTGATTACAAAAATCAGAAAGAATATGAATATTAATATTAGAAATATCGATATCAATGTCATGTTTATTAGGTTTATTATTATATAAATCAAGAATTTTAGAATTAATATCATTAATTAAATTAGAATAATAAGAAGTATTTTGTTGAAGTGAATGTGGTTTAAAGTCGAACCATTTTTTTAAGATAAGTTCTTCATTTAATATAAATTGATAATCGAAAGGTGGTTTATGTATAGTAATTAAAGAATCAAATTGTAGCTGTATATCTTTATTATAAAGTGTAGAGAGTGTTTGATAATCAATATCTTTGTATTGTTCAATTAATTTAGTTTTATTAAAGATAGCTTGTTGTAATGTGATATCATTGTAAGAAGGTAAATTAGAAAGTTGTGTAGATAGATCAGAATCAAAAGATGAAATAGGGTATAAATTATAATCAATATAAAGTGTATTATAAATATCAGTTTTATGTTTAAGATTATTTTGAATAGATATTTTTTTATCTTTAATATCTTGATAAAGTTGAGTATCAATATTAGGAGAATTATTTAAATTGTGTTGTGTAACAGTATTAGATAATTCAAGAATATGTTTATAAATTTTACGTGATTCATTGATAAGATTTTTAAGATTCTTAATAGAAGAAATTTTAAATATTTCATCAAGGAATTCAATTTGTTTATCAGATTTAAATGAGAATATATCAAAATCAAGATTTTGTGTAATCATATTAAGTGAAAGAAAGAATTGTAATGAGCATATGTTATCTTTTAGCCATATTTCGATAGCTTTTTTGTCAGATTTGATGGGTTCTTTAATATTTTTTTGGTATAAAGCAGTATTACGATAAGTAATAGAATTTTTACCATTATTATAATAATGACGTACGAGTGTATATTCAATATTATCGAATAAGAATGTAATAGATGTTTTAGGAACATTATTGTGTGGTTTATTATAATTAACAATAGCATAAGATTCATCTTTTTTATGTCTGGATGGAATAGCTTCTCCGTATAATGCATAACAAATAATTTCAAAAAAAGAAGATTTCCCGGTAGCATTTTTGCCATCGATGGAGATGATATTTTGGTAGCCTTTTTCAAAATTAAAGTAACAATTTTTGCCAAAACAAAGAAGATAATCCCATGAAAGATATTTAATAAAGAATGTTTTTTGTGATTTATTATCTGTATCAAGTGATTTAAGGTATATTTGTAGTTCTTTATCAATAGAATTATTTTTATCAATAATTTTAGGAATAATTTTTTTGATATTATCGGTGAGAATATTATTTGGAATGATTAATGTTTCTGGGTTTGAGATCCATTTTTTGATAGTATCATTTTGAAAGTAATCAATCCATTTATTTTTATCATAATAATGGTTATTAGTATGAGATTGATAATGTGTGATATTAGGTTGAATATTAAGGTTAAGTTGATATTGAATATTGTATTGTTTAAAGAGTGTATCTAGTATAGAGAATTGATGATTGGTATATGTGGTGTTGATACGTATAATAGGTTTTTTAGGAAAATCTTTATTTTGAATGAATGTAGAAAGTGAAACATATTGTCCTTTATATTTGATATTCCAATTATCTTGATGAAATGAAAGATTTAAGAATCCGATGTCATTATAAATATTGATAGGTTTAATTTTTTTATTGTAAAGATCCCAAATATAATAACCGTGTAAGATGGGTTCTTCGCCAAAATTTTGTTGAATTAAGCTACCAGAGTATGCGTATATAAGATTATTATATGTGCCTTTTTGTCGTAGATGAATATCGCCTAATAATGCAAAATCAAAATCTTGAATCCATTGAAGTGGATAAGAGTGATTTTCATCTGCGTTATTATTAGAATTTAATTTAGTTTTACCAAAGGTGCCATGAAATAATGCAATTTTAAATAATTTAGAGTTATTATCAATAGGAAATTTAGGTAAAGTAGAAGATATACCGGAAGTATTACCTTTATTTAATGTATCATAAAGGGAAACGGTAGAGAATTGTATATTTTGAAAATTAAAAATTTGTGTTTTATCTAAATAATATATTTTATCAGAGGGTGTAAGTATTGAAGAAAGTAATGATGGTTCATTAGGAAAATCTTGTCTAAAATCATGATTACCGGGAATAATTATAATAGGTGCAATTTTAGTAAGATTAGAAATTAAATATTGAAAGATATGTAATCCATAATTTTCAATTTTAGATTTATTGTGAAAGATATCTCCAGTAATACAAATAAGTGATGTATTAATAAAAGTATGTTGTTTTAATGAAAAGAATAGATTATCAAAAACCGAGATATATTCATTGTATCGAGATTGTTCTAAATTGCCAGTTCTAATATGAATATCTGAAAGATGTATAATATGTGTAATAGTCATTAGAAGTATAGTAATAAATAAATCATTTTTTTTATATGAAAAATAATGTTGGAATAAAATTAAAATGTCACGACTTTCTCAAAGAAAAGTTCAAGAAATAACAGAAAAATTAAAAATAAAACATTATGAGAGCACTATTTTTAATAAAGTAGAATTGTTTATAAGTAGAATTTGTCATGATGATAAAAATAGATTACATTTATTAAACAAGGAAACAGAATGGATAGAAATTTTTGATGAATTTAAAAATAAACTTAATAATAACGGATTTAATTTTAATCAAATACAAGGAGGAACTGTAACTGGAAAAAGAACTAACGAAAGAGTTCCAGTTGAAGAATTAATTCAGGAAAAAAAAAATAAAATAAATGAATATTTAATAAATATATTAGAAAAAACAACATTATTTGATAAAACTGATATGAAAAAAGATGTAAATATAAATAAACAAGAATACTTAGATACATTAGAAAAACAGAAAGATATAGACGAACGAGATAAACAGTATTTTTTAAGAAACAGTAGTACATTACAAATAAAAATAGATGAAGAAAGAAATAAATATATATATCAACTCGTTGAAATTTATTTTTCAAGATACATAAATAGTCGTACATTATCATCATGGTTTGATGAATATGTAAATAATAATAATTTTAAACGGCTTGGTCATTTTCTTGGTTATATTTTTCATTTAACAAAAAAAGACTTGGATGCGTGGAATTTAAATTTGAAAGCTTTAAATATAAATGTTAGTCTTGATTTTAAAGATAAATTAAATTCTTTTAATTTTATTAGAAAAAATAGAGATGAAGATATTAATTTTAGTTATGTAGTTAATTATTTAGTTATAATGTTATGTTTATATAATATATATTATAATACACGTATCTGTGTTCATTATAAAAATGGAAGATCAAAGGTTAATAATGATGATGTAATAATTCAAGGTATTATAACAACATTTAATTATGAAACAACTAATGAGGATTTTTTAGCAAAAATTTCTTACAATACACGTTTTGATGATAAAACTAGTGGTTGTACCAGTAAAAAAGTTGAAATTAATAATGGACATGTAGAGTTAAAAGATTACTATTTAAATCAAAAAATTTATTTAGGAAATCAATATAATAAAGTATATGATAATTTAATAAGAAAAGATAGTTTCAATGTTTCAATATTTAATACATTTAATCTAAATGAACCAACATTAACAACTTATAATTTACAAGAAAAAAACATAGTTAATAATAATTTTGAGAAACTAATTGATAATTTTATAAATAAAATGTATGCAAGAAGTGGAAATATAGATAAAGTTGCTATAAAGAATAGTATAAAAAATTCCCCGGTAAATTTATATCAAGAGGTTAATAGAAATCTTTTGACACAATTTGTAGAAAAACCAAATATAACAAAAGAACATATAAATATAAATTTGGATTCAGATTTAGAAACTAAAGGTGATTTATTAGGTAATTTTTTTATGAATAATAATAATATAGTGAAGAATTCAGATAATGGTAATTATACTATTCCAAGTTATAAATTTAATAATAGATTTTATGTTTATACAACAGATAGATTGAGTTCATTTGATGAAGATAATTTAAATAAATGTAATTTAATATGTTCAGATAAAGAAATAGGACATAATAATATATTTATAGGAAAATTACTAGATAGTTGTATAATACATTGGACTCATACATTTATAGCAATAAAAAATAATAATAATATATATATAAATATACATTTAGATACAGATAAAACTAAATATATAGCACAAATAGAATTAATGTATTTATTAAAACATGTAATTCCAATATATACATTTTTTCAAATTAGGGAAAATCAAAAAATATATATTGCAGGTGATTTTAATTTAGACTGTGCAGATATAATCAATACTATAAATTTAAAAGTTAATCATACATTTTATAAAAATAAAATATTTAAAATAGCTTTAAATAATATAATAACTCACAAAAATGGTAATTCTTTGGATAATTGTATAATAATAGAATACAGAACTAAACAAAGTTCAAGTTCAACACCAATTATTGGTTCAGTACCAGAACCGGTTAAATATAATCCAAATATTTTTGTTTCTAAATATGATGATAGTGATGAATTACCAGATCATGGATTATTAATTTTAAAAGACAGTGAAATAAATTCATCATTAAATGAAGATTGTAATGATATATTTGAAGATATATATATAAATAAAGAAGATGAAATGAAAATATCTGGTGGTTCAAAGAAAAATGTAGGTAAGAAAAATGTAGGTAAGAAAAATGTAGGTAAGAAAAATGTAGGTGATTTGAGTAAAAAAATGATATGTAATAAAAAAATGATGTGAATAAAAAAATATTAGAAAATGATATTTGAAATAGAAGATGAAGATATAAAAGTGTTGAATGATCGTTTAATATCAATAGGATATGAGAATGTAGAGAATAAGAGTATGAATGAAAAGATAAAATTATTGA